TATACCAATAACAAAAACCATTATATAGCTACTACATGGTTAAATTTATTCTTGTATTACAACTTTGCGCTAGTGGCATGTGCTATACTCCGCTAACTAATCCTGCATTCGAATTTGATAGTTATCGTGAATGTGCCCTTAATGGTTATTTAGAAGGTGGTAAGATGATGAATGCATTTGATCCTGTTGAAGTAGAAAAGACACAACCAATAATAAGATTTTGGTGTCAAGAAGAGAAAAAACAGAATATATAGTTTACTATGCAGTGGAAAGTGCGTATAATGACTAAACCAGACATGATGCACGATGTAAGTGTAGTATATTTGGAAGCACCTAGTTTTGAAGCTGCTAAACAACAAGTAAAGTTAGCTGACAATCAGGTAGCTACATTTGAAGTTAAGGAGGAAGAATTAAATGCCGGGAAAACATAAAAAGAAAAAAGGTAAAAATGCCTATTACTATATGGGTGTTAAAAAGAAAAAAGGTTATTAATGAGTAATAAATCTAAAGCAGGCGGTTTTAGAGAAGGTTCTGGTAGACCAAAAGGTTCATTGGGCGAGAAGTCTATTGCTGTTCAATCAAAACTAGAATCACTTGGTTGTGATCCAATAGAAGCATTAGCAAATATTTCTATGGATACTAATAATACGCCTGAATTAAGATTTCAAGCAAACAAAGAGTTAGCACAATACGTTGCACCAAAAAGAAAAGCTGTTGAATTAGAAGGAATGATTGACGGTGGATTAAATGTAAGTGTTGTTAAGTTTACTGAAGAAGAAAAATAGTTATGGAAATACAGGTCCCAGACAACTGGAGACCGCGTGATTATCAATTAGACCTCTGGAAATATCTAGAGAATGGTGGTAAGCGCGCAGTTGCAGTATGGCATAGGCGAGCAGGTAAAGATTTACTGTCAGTCAATTGGTGTGTTACTGCAGCTTTAAAACGTAAAGGTTTATATTGGCACTTGTTACCAACTTACAATCAGGGAAGAAAAATTGTATGGGATGGCATGACAAGAGACGGCAGAAGTTTCATAGAACATTTTCCAAAAGAATTATGGTCAAATGTCAACAACACAGACATGAGGCTAGAGCTTAAAAATGGATCCATTTACCAGGTTGTTGGAACGGATAACGTTGACCGCCTTGTGGGATCAAACCCCGTCGGAGTGGTCTTCAGTGAATACAGTCTTCAGGATCCAAGGGCCTGGGATCTCGTTCGTCCCATTTTGGCTGAGAATGGAGGATGGGCGGTTTTTATTTACACCGCAAGAGGTAGAAATCACGGATACGACATGTTTAATATGGCTTCTAGAAATGACAAATGGTTCTCCCAAAGATTAAGTGTAGATGACACAAGTGTATTATCACAAGACGCTATAGATGAAGAACGAGAAGCTGGTATGCCAGAAGAGCTAATACAGCAAGAGTTTTATTGTAGCTTTGATGCTCCATTAGTAGGTTCTTATTATGGTAGTTTAATGGCTAAAGCATTAGCTGAAGAAAGAATTAAAAATGTACCATACGAGCCACGTCTAGAGGTTCATACATCATGGGACTTAGGAATGGGTGATTCTACAGCTATTATATGGTTCCAACAGTTTGGTAATGAGTATCGGATAATTGATTATTATGAAAACCAAGGAGAAGGTATTCCTCATTATGTCAAAATTGTGAGAGAAAAAGATTATATATATGGTAGACATATAGCTCCCCATGACATAAGAGTAAGAGAAATGGGTACTGGTAAGTCTAGATTTGAGGTTGCTAGAGACTTAGGATTGCGTTTTGACATTTGTCCGAATATACAAGTTGATGACGGTATAGAAGCGGCAAGAAGTATAATTCCTAGGTGTTATTTCGACGAAAAAAAGTGTAGTATATTAGTTGAGGCTTTGCGGCAATACCGAAAAGACTACGACGAGAAAAACAAGGTTTATAAAAATAGACCGTTGCATGACTGGTCGAGTCACGGTTCTGACGCATTTAGATACCTTGCATTGGGAACAAGGGATAATAATAAAAACAGGCAGAATCTCCCAAGTTTTGCCGACAGTAATTATAACGTGTTAGGAGGATAGCTATGGGCGGTGCAGTACGAAAAATTTTCTCAGCTCCAAAGCCACCACCACCACCGCCACCACCAGCGGCGCCTAAGTCAGCAGCAGCGGCTCCAGCAGGTACAGCGGCAAGGAAAAATGTTAGAAGTAAATATAGTAGAAAAAATACTATATTAACAGGTGGACAAGGTGTAACTGAAGAAGCTGAAATAGTTAAGAAAACATTATTAGGAGCATAACTTGGAAGACTTAGTAACAAGAATAATAACTAAACAAGAGTCATTAAAAAGTTATCGTACTCCTTGGGAAAATCTTTGGCAAGATTGTGGTGAATATGTTAACCCAAATAGAGGTGACTTTTCTACAATTAGATACAGAGGTGATACATCAAGATACGATAATATTTTTGATACGACAGCACCATTAGCTAACGAAAACTTAGCAAGTGGCTTACAAGGGTTTTTAACTTCTCCATCTCAACGATGGTTTAGTTTATCAACTTATGATGATGCTATTAATGAACAACACAATGTTAAAGAATGGCTGAATCTTTGTACTAACATATTATATGATAGAGTATTTAATATACCTGATAGTAATTTTAATTCACAAGCACATGAATTATATTTAGATTTAGGTTCATTTGGTACTGCTGTTATGATGGTACAAGATACTCCAGGAGCTGGTATTACATTTAGAACTTTTCACTTAGCTGATTGTTTTATACAAGAAAATGATCAAGGCTTTGTAGATACATTATATAGAAAATATAAAAGAACAGGTAGACAGCTAATAGAAAGATTTGGAGAAGCTGTACCTGAAAAAATTATAAAGATTTCACAAAAAGATCCATACAGAGAATTTGAAGTTATACATGCAGTTGAGCCTTCAGAAAGTTATGGAGAGCCAATTAAAAAACCTACTAAAAAAGCTTTTAAGTCTTGTTATATTTTACTTGAAGAAAAAACTTTATTAGAAGAGGGAGGCTTTGACGAGTTTCCTTATATGGTACCTAGATGGTCTAAAGTTGCAGGTGAAATATATGGTAGATCGCCATCTATGACATCTTTACCTGATATTAAAATGGTAAATGCAATGATGAAAACAATTATTAAAGCTGCTCAAAAGCTAACTGATCCTCCCTTACTGGTTCCTGACGATGGATTTATATTACCTGTGAGAACTGTTCCAGGTGGTCTTAATTTCTATCGTTCTGGAACTCAGGATAGAATTGAGCCATTAGAAACAAAAGGCAGACCTGATATAGGATTTGATTTATTAAATAATAGAAGAGAACATATAAGAGCCGCGTTTCATGTAGATTGGATGCAAATGCCTGATCAAAAAGGTTCACCTAATATGACTGCTACAGAAGTTGTAGCTAGACAAGAAGAAAAAATGAGACTTATGGGACCAATGATTGGCAGATTACAAGTAGAGTTTCTTGGCCCATTAATTAATAGAGTATTTAATATTATGAGTAGAATGAAAATGTTACCTCTTCCTCCTTCTGCTATTCAAGGCCAAGAGTTAAAGATTACATATACTTCTCCATTAGCTAGAGCTCAAAAATCTAGTCAATTAATGACTATTACTAGACTATTTGAAAGTATGGCTCCACTATTCCAATCTAAACCTGAGTTATTAGATAATATGAATACTGATGAGACATTTAGATTTTTCCATCATTTATTAGATGCTCCAGCAAAAATATTAAATACTGAAGAGCAAGTAGAACAAACAAGACAAGAAAGACAAGAACAAATGCAAGCTATGCAAGAAGCTGAGGAAGCTAAAATGCAAAGTGAAGCTAATAAAAATGTAGCTGATGCTAATAAGTCAAATAGAGAGGGACAGATTGTCTAAAAACAAACAGCTTAGTTTAGAAAAAGTAAACGAGCACTATAAAAAAGTTTTTGAAACAAAAGATGGCGAAATAGTATTATCTCATCTTTGTAAAACAGGATTCATCTTTGAAAGTACTTACGTTCAAGGTGATTCACACGGTACAGCTCATAACGAAGGTATGAGACGTATTGTTGTGTCAATACTCAAGTTTCTAGGAAAGAAACCTGAGGACTTTAAAAACATGATCAACCAGGAGGCAATAAATGAGTGATCAACAACAAACTGGGTCCGTATTAACGGGTAGCTCGGACGCTCCAGCTACAGATGCAACAACACAAGCACCTGCAGATTGGAAATCTGGGCTTCCTGATGATGTACGAAACGACCCTTCAATTGCTGACATTAAAGATGTCGGTGCTATGGCTAAAAGTTATATAAATGGCCAAAAACTAATAGGTAAAAATAGAATAGCTTTACCGGGAGAAGGTGCTACTGATGAAGAGATAAGTGCCTTTCATAGTCAATTAGGAAGACCTGAAACATCAAATCTATATGATTTTGGTGAAAGACCAGCGTTACCTGATGGGCTAGAATATGATGAGGGCTTTGAAACTCAGTATAAAGAGTTAGCTTATA